GTACTTGCTACTGCTGTTAAAGAAGCTACTAAAAGAGCTTCTGATATTCAAGAATTTTGCACTAAATTTTCAGTTGCAGAACGTGCTGTAGAATTTATCAATTCTGCAAAAACTTTAGCTGAAGTTAAAGAAGAAGTTTTAGCAGCTGTTGAATCAAGAACTGCTGTAGTTACTGTTGCTAGTCCAGTTTCAATGTTCAACATTGCATCTTCTGAAAAACCAACTTTTAGCTATGCTCGTGCAATGGCTGCTGCAACTTCAGGTGATTGGACTGCTGCTGGATTTGAACGAGAAATGAGTCAAGAACGTTCAAAAACTGGAAATCGTGGTTGGGATAAACATTCATTCTTTATCGATCCGCTGGAAACTCGTGCTACTGCATTGACTCCTGCGAATGCTGCACAAGCTTCTGGGTTTGGACAACAATTAGTTGGATCTACCTATATGCCTGAGCGTTTAGTTGATGCATTATGGAACAAAACATTTTTAGATAAAGTCGGAGCCGACAAAATGCTAGGTTTGACTGGTAATGCTTCATTTCCAGTTATCAATTCAAACATGGTTGCTACGTTTGTTGCTGAAACTGCGGATATTGGCGCACCACAAGCACTTGGTACTGCTGTTAAAACTGTTTCTCCAAAAGAGTTGATTGTAAAAGGCGCATACAGCAAACAAGCATTTATTCAAACTCAACCAAACATTGAAGCTAAGATTATAGATCAGATTTTTCAAGCAATAGCACAAAAATTAGATGCTGCTGTATTGTCTAACTCAGGTACTACTCTTTCTACTACTGGTTTATTGAATGACATAACAAATGTTGTTGCGATGGGAACGAATGGTTTAGCAATTACTGATTTAGCATCATTTGTTGCACTTCGTAAACTTTTGATTGCAAATAAAGTTGATGCTGATCAAGCTAAATTGTTGATTTCTAGTGCTTTGTATGAATCTTTGAGCACCACTAAAAAGACAAGTGCAGATACAGCAAGTAACTTCATGATCAACGAAGGACAAAAAACCATTAAAGGTAATGAATTGGTTTGGAGTCAAAACGTTCCTAGCAACCTAGTAAAAGGTACTTCCGGAGCTGTTTGTTCTGCTGCTATTCTGGGTAATTTCTCTGATTTGTTGATAGCACAATGGGGTAACATCGAAGTTGCGATTGATCCTTACACTGCTGCTGATACTTCACAAGTAGTTGTTCGCTCTTACAGCTTCTGGGATGCTGCAATTAAACGTGTTGAATCTTTCGCAGTAATTAAAGATATTCTTACACCCTAATTAGTAGTTAATCAATAATATAGAAATTATATGTTATTTGGAAACGAAGACATATTAGCAAGCCTAGATTTTTTCGGAGATCTAGGTACTATATTTTTAGATACCGACTCACAAATTGATGTGATCGGTATCTTTGATTATCCAACTATTGTATTTGATTTTGATGAAAAAATTGTTAATCAGAATCCAAGATTTATATGTAGAGAATTAGATATTTTAGATGTAAAAAATGGAATGAAGATTTTAATAAATTCTATAAATTACACTATACGTTACATGTTACCAGATGGTACAGGTTTAACAGTTTTGGAGCTTAAGAAATGATAATAGATCAGATCAAAACATTACTTCAAGTTCTACCGTATCCAGTTATAAATGCAATGATAGATCCAAGAAATACAGATAATTTACCCTGTATTTCTATAGCATATGCTGCTGAAGATATGAAATCTATTAGTACTGATCAATGGTACGATAGAAAAACTACTATATCAATTGCTGTAGTTGTTGGTGAAAGTGAAACATATTATTCAACAGTAAAAAATATCACTGATTTAGTTTTAAATACATTAATGACAGATTCTGTATTTTTCTCTGAATTTAAATCTATAGAAGATCTATCAGTAACTTATCATTATGGTGATGGTGGTGATGTAAATTATGCAATGTCTAATATTACATTAACACTAGAAGATAATATATATTTTCAACCTGTATTTACTCATGTTTTAGCTAATACATATCTAAGTATAAATGATATTAACCCGTTTGATCCACATAGTGTAGCTAATACTACATTAACTACTGGTCCAGATGGAAAAGTTGAAATTAGTTGGCCGATAGTTATGCCACAATAATTATATAAATAGTATTAACATTAGATAGTTATTAAAAGGAATTATATGCTAGTTCAGCTCACAAATCGTATGATAAATGGTCAGCAAGTTAGAGTTGTTAACCCAAACACAAACGAATTTTTAGATCCAAGTACTACAATTGATACTGAAGTACTAGATTTTGCAACAAAAAGTTACTATATCAGAGCTTTACAAGCTGGTGATCTAGTAGAAGCTGTAGTTTCAGCTAACACTCAAATCAAATAAAAGGAATTAAAAATGACAGTATCATTTAGTCAATTTCCTTCGGACAATTTAGTTCCTGGCGCATATGTCGAAACTACAAATACGTCTGCAGGAACTTATTCACCACAATTAAGAGCTTTGATCATTGGTCAAAGTACTACTGCAGCTAATACTGCAACACCTGAATTAGTAACTAGTACTGAAGCAGCTATAGCAAAATATGGGGCTGGTAGTCAGATCGCTAGAATGATTCAAGCATTCAGAGAAAACAACATAGCTACAGAAGTACATGCTTCTGCTTTAGCTGATGGTGTTGGATCTACAAAAGCAACACAAGTTTTAACTATAGCTGGTACTGCTACTGCTGGTGGTACATTATTTTTATACATTGGTGATGATAAATTAAATATCGGTGTATCTAGTGCTGATACTGCTACTGTTATTGGTGCAGCTGTTGCATTAGCAGTAACAAACAATGTTTTGTTACCTGTTACTGCGGTTAACGTAAGTGGTGTAGTAACTTTCACTGCTAAAAATGGTGGAACTGTAGCTAATAGTTTACAGATTCAAGTTAACTATAGATCAGATCTAGGTTATGAAACATTACCTGCTGGTATTACTGCTGTAGTTGCTACTGGTGTTACTGGTGCAACGGATCCAACTTTAGCAACAGCATTAACTAATCTGGGTGATCTACCTTACGAATATATCGCACAACCTTACAGCGATACAACTTCATTAGATGCAATGAGAGACTTTTTAGCTCTTCGTTGGGGACCATTGAAAGATCTTTTTGGTTCAAGCTATACTGCTGTATCTGGAACTAGTTCTACACTTGCAACTATTGGTGGAAATAGAAATGATCCATACACCACAATTATCGGTTACAACGGTTCACCAACCTGGAGTCCTGAAGTTGCTGCAGCTGCTGTAGGTCAGGTATCTTTAAGTTTAAATATAGATCCAGCTTTGACTTTGCACACAGTAGCTTTAGTCGGTGTTATGGTTCCAAAATCTACAAGTTTTTATACTTATACAGAACTTCAAACGCTGTTAGGAAAAGGTATAACACCATTGAATTATGTTGGTGGTTATGCTCGTTTAGTAGAACTTGTAACAACTTATCAGAAAAATTCTTTTGGTATGGCAGATAGTTCTTATAGATTTGTAACTACACTTGCAACAAATGCAAGATTGGCGAGAGAATGCCAATTTATGATTTTATCTAAATTTCCAAGATGCAAACTAGCTCCAGATACACAAAAAATAGGTGCTGGAACTAGTGTTGTAACTCCAGGAATCATTAAAGGTGAATTAGTTTCTATGTATGATCAATTTATAAATCTTGGTTGGGTTACAGATAAAGTTGGATTTGAAACAGAAATTATAGTAGAAATTGATTCTGTAGATGCATCGAGATTAAATATATTATTTCCCCCTAGAATTATAGGAAATTTAAACACTATCGCCATTAAAAACGCGTTTAGATTAAGAGCCACAGGCTAAAGGAGTACGAAATGGCTAGAATAGGTGGTGTATTTTATGTTGATATTGACGGTAGAACTTATAGTACTACTGTAGATGATTGTGAAGTTGTTATTCAAAATGAACAATATGAAACTGTAATGTCTGCAACTGGTGGTAATAACTACACTAGTAAAGCAGTAACTTCAAAGATCAGTTTTACAATGTTGTTAACTCCAGATTTAAAACCTTCAACAATAACTGCTATTACAAATAATACAGTTAAAGTTAGGTTGGCTAAAGAAGGTCCAGAATCTACAGCTTTATTAAAAGAAGCTCGGTTTGTTGGTGATGCTTCTGTAGATCCTACAAAGGGTACAATTAAATGTACTTTTGAAGGTCGCGGAATTTGGTATAGTTAGGAAGTAAATTTTCAAGGATGAAAAGAAGATAGCTCTTAATTGAGCTATTTTTTTGACTGCTAAATAGATATAACAAAGCCTAAATAATTTATAAGATCATTTAGGCTTCTAACATAATCAATTAAAGGGAATTAACATGCCCACATTGTAATTTAATTGGTTCAAATTTAGGTGGTAATATGATCAAACATCATTTTGATAATTGCAAATTAAACCCAAATAATATCCTATAAATAGTACATATACAATATTAAAAATGGAGAACTAAATAAATGTCAATTCAAGTAGAAATTTCAAAACCAATTAAAGATTTTGAAGGAAATGAAGTAACACTTTTAACATTTCAAGAACCAACATTTAAAGATTTAATTGCAATGGATAATTGTTCAGGTGGTGAACTTGAAAAATTAAGAACTATATTTTCATCTTGTAGTTTATATGATGTTTCTGAATTAAATAAAATGTCTGGTGGGGATGTAATGAAGGTGGTAAAAAAGTTACAACCTTTTTTGAATTTCCAGGAAGAAATTTTGTAGAACAAAAAGAATTAATGTTTGATATTGCTAAGGAATGGCAAATGTCAAAAAATGATTTATATAGTTTTACAGCTGCAGAAGTTATAGAATATTTAAATCAAACAAATAGAATTATAGAAAGGAATAATAAAAGATGAGTAGATTTAATGTAAGTACTACATTCAGTGCTCTTGATCATATGACAGCACCAATTAGAGCTATTTCAAATGCTGTTCGTGGGCTTACAACACAAATTCATACATCAAATTCTACATTAAATCAATTTGGTCATAATACATCTATTTCTTCATTAAATACTAGAGTTCAAGCTTTGAGAAGAAATTTTAGAGGTTTGACTTCTGATATTTCTTCAGCCGGATCAAGGTTGACAGCAATAGGTACATTAGGAACTATTGGTGGTGCAATGGCATTAAATAGTTCTTTAGATCCTATTCGACAAAAAGAATCAGTTCAAGGCTCGTTGGGTATTGAATATACAAAAACAAATACCAAAATGACACCAGCTGAAAGAATGAAAGTTGGTCAATTACAATATGAAAAAACTGCTGCAATGGCTCCAATGTTGCCTGGATCAGTGGTTAACCTTGGTTTGTTACGCTCATTAATGCATGTAAAAGGTGTAGAAGGAAACATAGATAATATTACTGGATTAACGAATATGTTAACCGGAATGGGTGAAGGTACATTAACAAATGAAGCTGTATCAGCATTTAGATCTACTTTAACTGCTAATCAATCAGATTTGATTGAACGTGTAGGATTAAAGTTAATAACAAAAAAAGGAATGCATGGGTATAAAAAAGATGATGGTTCTGAAATTTTATTTAAAAATGTAACAGATCAACTTAATTACTTAATTCTTTGGGGTAAAACAAAATTTCCTGATGCAACTAAAATAGCAATGGCTTCTACAGCTGGTGTTGAAAGTAATGCTGGTGATGCTAAAGATAATGCAATAGTTTCAATGTGGGATAACACAGGGGCATTAACTTTATATAAAGAAAAAGTTCAAGAACTAACTAATATTTTGACAAATGCAACACCAGAAGCAACTAAATTTGTAAAATCTGTTGCTGACTTATCAAAAGAATATCCTAATGTTACTAATGCTATATTGGTTGGAATTCCCTCATTAGCTGCTCTTGGGTTAGGATTAAAAGCTTTATCCTTTGCATTATCACCATTTCAAATTTTAATTCCAGCTTTTACATGGTTATTAGCTCCATTAGCACCTGCTTTTACAGCAGCTACAGCAGGTTTAACTGCATTTTTAGCACCAGTATTAGCAATAGCAGCACCTCTGATTTTAGCAACTGCAGCCATTGCTGGTTTAGTTGCTGGATTATTGTATTTACATAATAAATTAAAAGAAGAATTTAAAGATAGTTGGTGGTTTAAACCAATGGTTGGTAATAATTCAGACCGAGCAAAAGAAGCAACTAAATATATTAGGTCGGAAGAAGCAGAAAGTTTGTTAGGTCAAAATATAGCAAATGCAACACAATTAGCTGTTGATAGATTTTTAAATAGAAATATACAACAAACTGAAAAATCAAGTGTAGTTATAAATATTGATCCAGTAACAGGCCAAACAAGAACACAAATTATGGGTTCAAAATTTGATAAACCTAAAGTAAATACTGGAAATAATACATATAGAGCACAAGGAAACATGAACTATGGATTGGTGCAATAATGTTTGAACAATTTACACAACCGTTAGATAATGCAATTAATCCACAACAACCATTAGATTTCAGAAAAGAATTAGTTCATACATCATTTAAATTAAGAAATTTTCATACTATTTCTACATCTACTGGATTTGGAAGAAGAGTAGTAGTTCATGAAAGACCGCAGCAAGATGTTGCATTTGTTGAGGATCTAGGGCAAAAAAACAAAGAAATAAATCTAAAATGTTTTGTGATTGGTGATAATTGGGAACTAGAAAGAAATGCATTAATTGATGCTTGTATGAGTGGCCCAGGGTATTTAATGCATCCAGAATTTAATAAATTATATTGCGTTTGCCAAACTTGCCACGTAGAAGAAAATAAGATTGAATCTTTGAAACGTGCAGATTTTGATTTAACATTTGTTCAAGTTCCAGATCCAAAAGATTACAAAAATGTATATGTTGATTCTGCTGAAAAAGTTAGATCTAATGCAAAAATAAAACTAACTCAACTTCAACAATTATTTGCAGCTTCATATTTAATAACAAATCTACCAAATATGGTTCAAGATTTTGTAACTCATAATATGACAAAATTATTAAATGGTTTTGATGTATATCAAATTGTTGGTGCAGTATCTTCTTTCAAAAACTTATTAAGTTGTGATTTTAGTTTACCAGCAAATTTAGCAGGTAATATTGCAGAACTAACAGGATCATTTAATTTTGATTTTACAGATGAAAAAGGTACTAAAGCAATAACAGCTAAACAAGCTTATCAAGCATGTATAACTTTAGTTCAAAATAATGCAATATATCCTACAGAATATACCAATACCATTCGTCTTCAAAATGCAGCATGTAGACAAATGGAACAATTTTATAAACAATCTTTAGTTATTAATGCTGCTATTTCTAGTACATATATTTCATTTACTAGCTATGAAGATGCTCAAATAGTATGGAACAATGTTGTTGATGCTTTTGATGCACAAATTTTAGTTGCTGGTAATAGTGGCAACAACGAAGCATATAGAATTTTGAGAGATGCAAAAGCAGATTTCATTTCTGATATTAAATTACGTGCTCCAGGGTTGAATAAAATTAAATATATAAAAGTAGCTAACTATACACCAGCTATTGTTTTAGCGTATAGCCAATATGAAGATATAAACAGGGAACAAGAAATAATTGATAGAAATAAAATAATTAATCCTGCTTTTGTTGTATCAGATGCTTTAGAAGTGTTAGTAAGATGAAAGTAGCAGTTCGTGTAAAAGGTTCAGCTGAAGTATATTTGGGTTGGACTGAAGCAGAAATAACACGTTCATTAGATGATGCTAGTAGTTCATTTACATTATCAACTGTGCATGTAGATGTTAATTTAGCTGCTGGTGATTTAGTAGAAATATTATATGGTAATCTTTTGGTAATGACTGGATTAATAGATTCTGTTAGAGAATCATATTCTGCAACAGAACATCAATTTCAAATTTCTGGTAGATCATTAACAAAAGATTTAATAGATTGTTCAGCAAAACCAAAAACATTTAATAATACAAGTTTAAGTTCTATTGTTAATGATTTGATCAAAGATTATTCTGTTAGTGTATCTTTAGATCCTACTGTTTCTAATGTAATAATACCAAATTTTGTTGTTGCAAATCAAGGTTCAGAAACAGTAATAGAAGCAATTATACGCCTTGCAAATAGCCAAAAATTAATAGTTACTGATGATCAAAAAGGTAGATTAGTATTAACTAATGTAACATCGACTAAATCTGATTTTTATGTTTTGAATGCTAAAAATGATTTAAAGTCTAATGTTATTTCTGGTACTCATTCAGATGATGAAACTAACAGATTTAAAACTGTTACATTAAGAAGCCAAATAAAAGGTACTGATGAAAAGTTTGGTAAAAATGCACAAGAAATTTCAAAAACTGCTACAGATAATACTGTTAAACGAAATAGATTGTTAATAATTGATTCAGAAAAACCATTAAATGCACAAGAAGCACAAGAATTAGTTGATTGGCAATTAGCTGCAAATTCAGGTAAATCTATAGAAGTAAATTATGAAGTTTTTGGTTGGACACAAAATAATAAACTATGGGATATTAATACATTAATACAAATCACTGATGATTTTTTTAATTTAAATTGTATTGTATTAGTAAATAAAGTTGAATTTAAAATTTCAGAATCTGGAACTACATGTAATTTAACATTACATCCAAGATCCGCATATGTCCCAAACCCATTTATAAAGCAAGATTCTGTATTGAAAAAAATTAACAAGGCAATAAAGAAAGCTGAAAAAGTTGAAATATGGAACCCAGATAAGGATCAAATTTAGTGAAAATAAGAGCAGGTACAATAAAACAGACATCTAACAATGCTTCAATGATGCAACAGATTCAAGCAACAGGAATAGCAGGTGAAGTAGTAGATAATGTAGATAATTTTCAACCATATGGATTTAATACTGTATCTGTTGCTGCAGATCCAGGTACAGGTCAAGGTTCAGAAGTAATTCTAGCAGATATTTTTGGAACTGGTAATGCAACAATAGTAGCCAGTACAGATAGAAGATATAGACCAAAAACTGGTTTTCAAGGAGATGTTATGTTGTACGGTAAACATGATATTTCTACAGCAGATACTGAAACTGCTACACAAAGAATAACATTTACTGATGATGGTACTGATAACTATAGATTTGTTTTGAAACTAGCTAATACAAAATTACAAATCAAATCAGATGGTTCTACACTATTAACTAATGGTTCTGGAAATATACAATTAAATGCAGATGGTTCATTTTCCCTTTCTGGATCAAATATTGTTATCAATGGACCATTAACAGTTTTAGGTGATATTCAAACATTTGGTACATTAAAAAATAATGGTGTTAATGTTGGAAATATACATAAACATACAAGTACTACAGTTGGTACTGATACAAGTGTACCGCATTAAAAATGAGTATGCATATCGAATTCCAGAATCCTGCTTTTCTTCGCGTAATGTCTAATGAAATGTCTGGAATGGTTAAAAAGTCTATTTCTTACACATTAACTAATATAGCATTTGAAGCCCAAAAAGATTTAAAAATTCAAGCTAAACATGATTTACATCTTACTAGACCTTTTTTAACTCAACAGATACAATTTGATAAATCAGAAATTTCAACAATGAAATCTGTAGTTGGTATTACTGACAAAGTTAAATTTGCTGATCTACTCGTTAAAGGTGGTGATCGCCATCCTGATTTAAGTAGATATATTGCAATACCTATTAAAGCAAAAGGTAGGAATAAATCAAAACCTGGAGCTATTAGAAAACTATTAGCAAAACGTGGTTATTTCTTACGAGAAATTCATGGTGTACTTGGAATCTGGAAAACAAATGGCAATAGTTACTATTTAAATTTAATGTATAAATTAGTACTAAAATCTCACTATGATAAACCTGGACATTATCTGCATTGGAATAGAACTGTAGAAAATGCTGTTCGTAGATCCAATTTTGAAAGAAAATTTTTTGAAAATCTTGAAAGACAACTGAGAAGATAAATCATATAAATAGCTAATATATACCAAAAAACATAAAAAGGATTTTTAATGTTTCTAACTTACAAATCAGATCCCAATGCTACATCATTCACTGAATGTGATTTAGATTTTACATCAGGATCTTATTTAGAATCTGCAGTATTAATTTCATTATTAACAAACAGAAGAGTATCAACTGAAGAGCTACCACAGCAAGAAACTGATCAAGCTGGTTGGTTCGGTGACAACTTAAACACTTCTAAAATTGGTTCTAAATTTTGGTTGCTGAAAAGAAAAAAAATGCTACCGAACCTAAAAAAAGAGGCTCAACAATATGTTGAAGAATCTTTACATTGGTTAATAGATGATGGTGTTGCAAGTCAAGTAGTTGTTAATACTCAAATATTTAATGAGTTATTAGCTATAGATATTCAGATTTTTCAAAATGATGGAAAAATTATTAGTTTCAATTTTGATAATCTTTGGAACCAAATTAAATAAAAGGAATTTTCAATGGCTAGTAGCTACATCGGATTTACAAGACCTTCAATTACAGAAATTAATGATCGGATTCAGGCCGACATAAACACAGCTCTTCCTGGTCAAGATGCAACACTTAGATATTCACCTTTAAATGTACTTGCTACAGCTACAGCAGCTGGATTCTTTGAACTTTATGGTTATCTGGATGATATTTCAAATCAAACAAACATCTTAACTTGTCGCGGTGCAAATTTGGATTTGTTCGGTCAAATCTGGAGTGTATCAAGATTAGCTGCAACTTATACAGTTGGATCAGCTACTGTAACAGGTGTAGCAGGTTATACGCTACCAGCAGGAACATTATTACAAACTAATTCAGGTGTTCAATTTTCTGTTGTTTCTGATGTAGTTCTAACATCAACTTCTGCTGTAGCAACATTAACTGCATTAACTACAGGTAATCATAATCAAAACGTTGGAACTGTATTAAGTTTAGTTTCACCAATTTCTGGTTTTGATTCAACATCTACTACTATTTCATTAATATCTGGTTCTGATACTGAAACTGATGATACTTATAGAGCAAGAATATTAGCTAGAATCAAAAATCCACCTTTTGGCGGTAGTCAACAAGATTATATTACATGGGCTTTATCTCAAACAAATGTTACAAGGGCTTGGTGTTATCCCCTTGAAAATGGTCCAGGAACTGTAGTTGTTCGTTTCTTGATGGATCAAACTAATGTTAATGGAATTCCTTTGTCTGGTGATGTTGCAGCAATGCAAACATCATTAAATACAGTTCGACCAGTTTGTTGTAATGTAACAGCAGTTGCACCTATAACTGCAAATCTAAACATTACAGTTACAGCACTAACTCCTTCGACACAAATCACAAAAGATTCTATTGCATCAGAATTAACAGACATGTTACGAAGAAATGCTTCACCAGGATGTACAATTTATCTTTCGTGGATCTGGGAAGCATTAAGTTTAGCAACTGGCGATAAACATCATATTATTTCAAGTCCTACTTCTGATGTAGTTTACAGTACTGGTCAAATTCCAGTCATTGGTGCTATTACTTATTTGTAGGATACTAATAAATGTCTAATACTTCAGAAGCTTATCTTCAAACACTTCAAGCATTGTTACCAGCTGGTGCTGCATGGAATCGCGCATTTGAAACATATGCAGATGATGGTTCTATAGCTACACCTAGATCTAATCTAACATTATTGCTTCAAGCATTTAGTCAAGAATTCGAAAGAATCTATAATAGATCTTCTAATTTAGTAGCTGAATCAAATCCGTTAACTACTTTTGAAACAATGTATAAAAAGTTTGAAGAAGCTGGACTACCAGATAGTTGTTCACCTTCAGCTACTACAGTTGAACAAATGAGACTTGAAATAATACAGCGTTGGTCAAGTGTAGGTGGTGCAAATATAAGCTTCATTTCTGCATTATTAACAGCTTCTGGTTATACCTTTACCCTAACAGAATATTTAAACCCGTTAAAAATGGGACAACCTATCAATCAATCATTAGCTTCTTCCGATTGGGTGAATACACTAACAATATCAATTTCTGGGGTGCAGGAATCATTTCTTAGATTAAATGGTGGTTCTGCTTCAGATTATTTTCACACATGGTCGCAAAATTCTGTATTTTGTTTTCTGAATAAAATAAAACCGGCCCACGTAACACTTAATTATGTTCTTGTGTAAATTTAAAATATAAATAGTAGTATTAGATATATAAAAAGGATTTTTACATGCAACTAATTCAAGACGCAAATGCAGTAGTAGTTAAACCTGCAAAATCAGCTACAGGAATAATCGGATATTCACAACCTGGAAATGTTGCAACAAATTTACCTGCGACCAAGCTAACGTATGATTCATATAATACGATTTTAGCAGAATTAGCAAACGTAGTTACAAATGTTGCAGGTGGTAACGCTGCATTAAATGCTTCTAATGATGGTCAACTGCTCCAGGCTATACAATTAATTGTTGCTAATGCAGTTGGTGCAATCCAAGCAGTACCAATTGCTACAATCTTCTATCGAGCACAAGCAGCAGTACCTACAGGCTACTTGTTAGCAGATGGTTCTGCAGTATCAAGAACCACATATGCAGCTCTTTTTGCAGCTATAGGTACTATTTACGGTGCTGGTAATTTAACTACAACCTTCAATATTCCAGATTTGCGTGGAGTTTTTCCGAGAGGTCTCGACCTTGCTAAAGGTTATGATTCAGGTAGAGCAATAGGTACATATCAAGCTGATCAGTTTAAAGCACATTTACATTCAGCAACTTCAACAGTAACAGATCCTGGGCATATACATACAGCTTATTCGATGTTATTAAATGCAAACTCAGATCCGAATGGAGGAGATCCAGTTGGTGTTGGTTCAAGTTATTTCAATACAACAAGTGCAGTAACAGGTATTACTGTAGCTACATCAACTACAAATACTGGTGGGGCTGAAACAGCTCCTAAAAATGTTGCATTGTATCCAATTATCAAATATTAAGGACTAATCAATATGCAACGTGTTCAACATAGTACAGCTTCAGCAACACCACCAATTTACACATTTTCTGGTACAACTGGTTATTATTCAAATGGTAATAGTGCAATTGGTATTGCTGCAACTTGGGTAACTGCTGAAAATATGAATTTGCTCCAAGAAACAATATTAGATCCAATATTAACAGTTGGTTTAGCTCAATCAAACACAGATTATACCCAATTAACACAAAGCATTAATTACCTTGCAACACACCCAACAACTATTGTTTATGCTGCTTCAGGCATTGTTGCTAATGGAGCAATTAGCTGTAATAGTTCAATTACAAGTAATACATTAACTACCACCGCTGGTATTTCAACAACTGGTAATGCTGGAATAATTTCATACAATGGCGGTATTGGGTATGGTACTGGTGTTGGTGTCGGTGGAACTGTTACACAAGTTACAAGTAAATTAACTGGAGTAACATTAAATAAATTATGCGGTCAAATCACAACTACGGCTGATGCATTAGCAGCTGGTGGAACAGCTACATTTGTCTTCACTAATTCTACATATACATCTAATGATTTAATTTTTTTCGTTTGGTCCGGTGGAACTGTTGGTGCATATACCGTACAACAAAGATCATTTGCTGCAGGTGCTCCAGTAATATCAATCACAAACAATACTACAGGTTCATTATCCGAATCTTTGATTCTAAGATATATTATTGTAAAATCTAGTACAAACTAATGAATATTATTATCAAACAAGGTAGTACAAAAAAAATTGATTTTAAACATTTCACTGATGCAGCATTAACTGTAGCTAAAGATTTAACTTCATGTACAGCGAATTGTTGGTTTGGATATGATTTAGATACACCAATTTCTTCATTGAAATTTTCGTTAGGATCAGGTTTAACATTAAGTTCAAACAATACTATTAGTGCAGTTATTCCAGCTGCAAATACAACTAATATTATCTTTGATGGTTCAACACTTTCAGGTGTATATAATCTTGAAGTTACATTATCAGGTGAAACCTATAGAACATACGAGGGTACTTTTACGCTACAAAAAGAGTTAATTCATTAAAATTGCGATTTAAGCAACGAAAAAATAATAGTTAATAGATTGTATTGCTATAGTGTAAAAAAGGGCTTTCGAGAATCAACTCTAAGCCCTTTTTTAGTTTAAGATCTAAAATTTTACAGAATATGCTTC